GGTTAAGCTGGGAAAGGAGAATCAGGGGAATGTTTAGCTCACGAGCAAGTGACTTGAGCGTCCGCGTGATGATCTGTAGGGCGTTAGCCGTGGTATCGGCCTTTGGCGGGATAATCTGCGTCAGGTAGTCGATAACCAAGAGGCCGATCTTGTTGATTGAATGCACCTGGCGGGCACGGGCGCAGATGCTATCGACGGTCTGACCCGTCGTCTGATCGATGAAGATCGGAAGATCAGGGATGGTCGAAGCGGCATCAAACAAACGGGTGAAGTCGGACTCGTCCAGCATCTTAGGTGCCCGGAAGCCGTTGGCATTGACCTTCGCGACATGCGATTGAACGCGATCCGCCAGTTGCGTACCTGACATCTCCAACGACACCACTAGCGTTGGGTATTTAGCCTTTGCTGCCGCAATCGCACACTGGACAGCAAGGGCTGTCTTACCGACGCTCGGGCGTGCAGCGACGATAATCAGGTCGCCCGGCTGCCATCCAGCGGTCATGCTGTCCAGCATCGGGATTCCGGTCGGAACGCCGTTGAGTTCATCAGTCAGGTCAACCCGCCGCTGCATCTCAGCAACGGACTCACGGAGGTACTCAGACAATGGCCTAACGGCACCCGACTGCTTAGGCACGCACAGACCAAGCATGCGCTGGGCTTCGCCAAGGATGTCATCGCCCTCAAGGTGGGAAATGCGCAAGCCTGCCTGCTTCACCCGACGTGCTACAGCGGCCTTGGCGACCATCTCGGCGTAAGCGCGTACGTTGCCCGCCCTCCACCCGTCCGATGACGCCAGGGTCATCGCCAGATCGCCCTGAGCGGCATCCAGTTCCATGATCGACACTGGATCGAAGGCCGACTTCTCCCGGGCAAGCTTGGAGATGGTTCGCCACAGAGCGGCATATGGGCCTGAGGCAAAATCTTCGGCGGTCAGAAGATCGGCTACGAACCAATAAGCCTTTGCCTCAACCAGGCATGACCCGAGAACGGCGGCTTCGGAATTCATGCGGCCTCCTTCATCGAGGCAATCGCCTGATCCATGATTTCGGCAAAGCGCTCCTCAGCAATCAGGCAGAAAAGGTGCTGCCTCCACTTCGCGTTTTTTGGGTTAGGAACCTCGCCTCGCATCCATGGATCCTCAGCGCATTTGCCGAAGTAGGCAGGCCAGAAGTCCTCGGCCTCGTACTCCCATCCCTGCGATACGCAAACCTGTTTGGCGAGCCCCTCGGCTTCGCTGAGCCGCTTGAGTCGATCCGGGGCGATAACGGAGATTCGCTTGCAGTGGGGCAAGGCTGAGTGGTAGGCAGTCAGGATGGCTCCGACCGACTTGTCGGTTGGAACCAAGGAGTCTTTTTTCTTTTTATTGGCTAATGGCTTATGGCTAGGGTTATTTCCGGGTTCCTTCCGGGTTAGGTTCCGGGTTACGTCCGGGTTATGTTCCGGGTTATGGTCCGGGTTTCCCACAGGAACCACTTGGGTTCCTTCCGGGTTAGGTTCCGGGTTACGTCCGGGTTTCCTTGGTCGCCCGCCAAGCTTGCCAACATTCCTGTTGTGATCGATTTGGGCGAGGTACTTTGCAATCTCTTCGTCCGCCCGTTTGCTCCGATACAGGTCACCGTCGAGCTTGAAAAACTCGTTCAACACCGTCTCGACGGCCACCTTCTCTTCTTCCGTCTTAGCGTGGGCGATGCGCATCGCATCCTTCTTGCTAATAGGCTTCTCGGACGCGTAGTAACGGTCCAGCAGCAGGCTATAGACCCCATGCTCCATCAGCGACAGATGCCCGGCATCCTTCGCGTAATCCCCTACATGGCGTGAGTAGTAGTTCACTTACCCTGTTCCTTGCCGGAAACCGGCATCACGTTATTTGCACGACTCTGTTTGGTACGATTCGTAAGGCTGGGAGAGATCTATTCGTCTAAATCCAACAGACGATTTCTAGCCTCGACGAATGCCAGGGCCCTCCCCAGTTCCAGGATTTCTGTCATGGCGTCCTCGGCAGCGACAGCCATGTGCTGATGGCGAAAACTGGCTTCGTAATCGCCAAATGCATGGGCATGGGACGAGCACTCCAGATGCCATGCCTTGATGTCCCGCAGGGCGTCGGTGAGAGTTGGCACGTTCATGCCGCCCTACTCCGCAGGTCTGCGTTCTCGGCTTCTAGGCGGGCTAGCTTTTCTTCCGGGGACTCGTTGCGCTGCACAAGCTCAAGGCCACAGTCGAAAGCAACCCATTGCTGCCAGCCCCAATTCGCCACGGAATAGGCGAATGACCTGGCCTTATCGGCGGGCATATGGGCATTCCCGGTGAGGATCCGCGACATCTGCGCTACCTCCATGCCGATATCCATGGCGACCTGCCGCGCGGACTTTCGCCCGTACTGAATCGCTAGGCGGACCGCCTCACCCGAGGTACGGCAAAGCGACACGAGATGGGCCGGAATGCGTTCTGGCGACTTGACCGCGCCGAGAAATCGAAACTCGTTTTGAGTTGTCATGTCTTGTTATGCCGGTTAGGTTTTGGGCAAAAAGAGAGGCATGAACGATCACGTCCACACCTCATCGTTAACTAGATTCACGGCGGTTAGACGCCATCAAGGTGTTTTGTGCGAGCAAAACAATCGCCACGCCGGTCTCATAGGCTGGCGACGCTCCTTTCTTGATTCGGTTGATCGTCGGCTGGCTGGTCCCGACCTCAAGAGCAATACGGAGCTCAGTCCATCCGTGCAGGCTCAAAAGTTGATTGATCGCGTCAGCTGGGCTCATGACCTGGTATCCTATACGCGTTCGTATAGGATGGCAAGCGATTTTTATGCGTTCGCGTGTTGGAACGTATAGCCCATGCTCATACATCATACGGATATGAATAAACTTGCCGAAAATATCCGGGCACTACTGGTTCGAGACGGAATCTCTGAGAACGTCCTGTCCGAGCGAACTGGTGTGAAGCAACCGACGATTAACCGTATCCTTCGCGGGGAAAGTAAGGATCCGCGCGACAGTACAATCGCTCCGATTGCCAACCACTATGGAATTTCGGTTGATATATTGAAGCGCGGAAATGCCCTCGACCCATCTGCGGGCGTTCCAGTTTCCATTCGAGCTTATGATGTTGAAGCGGTTGAGGCGGATGAAGACTTTGATGAGTCCAAGGAAGCCTGGGTGGAATCCGTGGAAATAGAAATAAGTGCAGGAAATGGCACAGTTGTTCCGGAGTTTGTTCCAACACGGAGCAGGCAGCGGTATACCCTTAAGTGGTTCAAGGATATGGGGGCCAAGCCAGGTGACGTAAAGATAGCTGGAGTTCATGGAGAGAGCATGGAGCCCACTCTTTATGCTTCTGATCGAATTGCCTTCGATCTAGGGAAAACACGTATTTTCAGTGGTCGAGTATATGTAATTAGTCTTGGTTTTGAGTGTCGCGTAAAACGATTATTCCGCTTGGCTGACGGACGAATTAGAATAGTTTCAGACAATCAAGATAAGTCTCGTTATCCAGATGAATTCGTGGATGACGGAACTATAGGCTTCGCCGTTATAGGCGAAGTGATCGAGAGAAAAGGATCTGGCGGACTTCGCTAGATCTTTATACAGGGGGAACATATGAAACTATCGATTCTTGCCGCCGCGATGCTGGTGATATCCGGATGCGCGAGTGGATATGCGAAGTTTTACAGACCGCTGCCTGGGGCAACGCCGGAGGCCATCGCAGAAACACGGGCCGGGCCTCCCCCATCCATTCCATTAGTAGATCGTACTGGTATGAAGCCAGACGATATTGTTCCGGCCTATGGAGCCAATGGTTTTGCCCCCATTGGATTTTCATCTTTCAATGGCGCTGGAGGTCAATCAGAGCAAGGAGCAATTGACCAGGCTAAGAAGATCGGGGCGGATTTGGTCGTATTGAGCAATCCGCAATATACCGGAACAAAATCAAGTGTCATTCCAATGATTACTCCGACCACATCAACATCGTATTCAAGTGGAACGGCCACAATATATGGCACGCATGGAACAGCCACCGCCTATGGATCAGGAACAATAACCACCTATGGAACACAAACGAACTTCATACCCGTAAGCACTGAGCGTTTTGATTATGGCGCTATATATTTTGTTAAATTAAGAGTTCACTTTGGCGTACAGACCAGAGTATTGAATAATGATGAGAGAGCCTCTCTTCAAACAAACAAAGGAGTGGTTGTTACTGCCGTAACAACAGGTTCGCCCGCATTTATGGCTGATGTGCTAGTCGGCGATATTATGATTGCCGTGGACGGAGAGCCCGTAATTGATGTTCAGCAAATGGGTCCTCTCATCAAGAATCGATGGGGAAAAACGGCAAGATTCACCTTCCGCCGCAATGGTCAGGTCGTAGAAAAGTACATCCACATCCTCTAAACCTTCACCTAATTGGATAGCTCAAGCCCGCTTACGCGGGCTTTTTTTTCGTCTATGCCTTTCGGCCTATGCGAAATCTATGCGTTTGGGTATTGCATAGCTATGCGTTCCCGTATAGGATGACCTCCATCGGCCGCCTAACCCGCCATTTCGGCGATGCGGCCAGGAGACAGAGCCATGAACGTCGATCACCTGACCATCTGCCGCGATGCCCTGAACAGCGCAAAGCATGGCCCGGAGCATCTTCGTCGCGTGTACCTGGCGCTTGCCCGCTTCCATCTCGCCGCCGCTAAAGCAGCCCGGGCCTAAGCCATGCGCCACCCGTCAGTCATCAGCACCCAAGCCCCAAGCGCCCCGGAAGTCATCCCCTACGAGCCCGACCCGGCGCTTGTCGCCAAGGCGCGCGAAGGCGTGGCCGAGTTCAAGGCGAAGCGGGACGACAGCGAAATCAACGAGT